CGAAGTCACGATCCGCAAGCTGATGGAGACCAAGCCTGCCGACATCAAGATCGGTGAAGGCTCCAGCTTCATCATCAATGCGACCGAAGTGGCGAAGAACCTGCTGGGCATCGGTATCGACCGCAAGATCACCAAACGTCAGGTGATGGTCGTTCCTTATGCTGGCACCTACGCATCGTGCATGGCCTACACTCGCAAGGCGTTGGAAGACGAACGCTGGAATGAAGGCGTCGTCGCGCCGTGGGACTTGGAAGACCGGGAGCTGGACCTCATCCACAACAACATGCTGTCGCAGCACATCTGGCACAGCATCGACGAGGTGGTGGTCAAGGCGAAGGAAGCGATGAAGTGGATGACCAAGGCAACGCGCGCCTATGTCAAGATCGCTAACCAGATGCCCGGCACCGCGAGACAGAGGGCCATCACCTGGGTGACGCCTGACGGCTTCCTCGTGGCCCACTGCAACGTGGACATGAAGAAGATGCAGATGGACACCTACCTCGACGGGCGCGTGCGGCTCACCCGCTATGAGCCGACCGAGAAGCTGGACGCGGGAGACATGGCCTCGGCTGTGGCCCCCAACTACGTCCACTCCATGGATGCCTGCCTGCTGCGCATGTCTGTGATCAAGGCCCGGTCGCTTCCTGTACCGATCACCTCGTTCTGCATGATCCACGACAGCTTCGGCGTCCACGCCACCCGCATGGGCGAGTTCCTGTCGGCCTGTATCCGCCCCAGCTTCGTTAAGATGTACGAGCGAGACGTTCTGGCCGACTTCCGCGACCGCCTGCTCCTGACCCCCGATCTGGAGCTGGACCCGCTGCCGACCAAGGGCACCCTCGATCTGCAGGGCGTCCTCGAAAGCGAGTTCTTCTTTTCCTAATCGTTACCCTAGCGTAAGTGTTGCATAAAGGTGACACTTACGCGGGGCCGGGGCAATCCCCTCCATACTGCATACGAAACCGTAACGGTCACGTTTGCGGAGGCAATCCCCTCCATACTGCATACCGAAACGCTCACCGGGACACCCATGAGAACCGACCAAGACCAAATCCGCGAGATAGTCGAAGACGCCATCTGCGCTGGCCTGATCTCAACCACGTTGGCCGAGTTCGAAGAAGCTCTCGACCAGCGAACTCCTGCCCAGCAGGAGGAATACCTCCAAGCCCTTTGGGATGAGCTGTGAACCAGCTCGCTCAGATCATGAAGGAGATTGTCGAGACCGACGTGCAGCTCAAGCACGTTCGCAGCCACAAGGTTGTCCCGTTCGACAGTCTCCGCACACTCCGAAAGCGGCGCTCTGAATTGGTGCGCCAGCTCCAACACTCACGAAAGCGATAAATGGCCGCAGCAGCCAAGAAGAAATACGTCAAGTTCAAAACCCCGCCGGGCGCAGGCGTCTACACGAAGCTCCACAAGGCCTTCAAGTGGGACGACGCATCCGAGCGATCACTGCCCAATCCTGATGGCGACCTGTCCACCGGTCTCCGTCTGTCCAACAAGGATGCGCAGCCTCTTCTGGACACCGTGAAAGCGGCGATCAAGGAGAGCGGTGTTAAGCCGAAGTATCTGCCGTACAGCGATGAAGTCATCGACGGCAAGAAGACCGGCAACGTCCTGTTCAAGCTGAAAGCATACGGCAAGACCAAGGACGGCGAAATCAACAAGATCAAGTTCTACGACAGCGCAGGCACGCCCCTGAAGGGTGTGATCAACGTGACCTCGGGTTCGACCATTGCTCTGCAGGGTTGGATCAGCGTCGCGAAGATGGGCGCTCGCATGAACATTCGTGAATGTCAGATCATCGATCTCGCAGAGATGCAGGGCGAAGGCTTCGCCGCGCACGAAGGCGGCAGCTTCCGAGCTGACGATCTCGACGATGACGAGATGGAAGACGAAACCGAAACCAAGACCGCCGACACGACCGGCGAGGACACCGACTCTGAAACTGAAGAAACTTCCGACGCCAGCGACGACGAGTTCTAAGGAACACGGCTACCGCTCAGGTCTTGAAGAGAAGATTGCTCAAGATCTGTTTGATGCGGGTGTGAACTTCGATTACGAAGAGTACCCGATCAAGTACGTCAAGCCTGAAAAGGCTGCCAAGTACACTCCCGACTTCGTGCTACCTAATGGTTTGATCATCGAGACGAAAGGTCGCTTCCTCACGGATGACCGCCAGAAGATGATCCTCATTAAGCAGCAGCACCCGGACCTCCCTATCAGGTTCGTCTTCTCGAACAGCCGTCAGAAGATCGGCAAGAAGTCGAAGACGACCTACGGGATGTGGTGCGAGAAGCACGGCTATCCATACGCTGACAAGGTGATCCCTAAGGCGTGGCTCCTTGAGCCGAAGCACCCGAACAAACTGATTGATGAGTAGTCGCTGTCGAGACTTTCGACGGCGCTACGGAATTACACTTGCAGAGCGGAATGCGATGATCCACGCGCATCCGTTCTGCGAGACGTGCGGCACTGCGTTCGACATGAGGAACCCTCGGTCGAGTGCCGCTCCCACAGTAGATCACGATCACAAGACGGGCATCGTTCGCGGACTGCTTTGCCAGCTCTGCAACCGTGGCCTCGGCAACTTCAAAGACAACACCGATCACCTACGCAACGCCATCCGCTACCTCCAGCGAAAGAGAACCCATGTCCGAAAAGCAGCTCGACCTGTTCGAGCCGGAAGACCTCAAGGGAACAGGCGCGTTCGACGATGACTACCGTCTGAGCGTCAACCTGAACTTCACGCGAACGCACGAAGGCGTCACCACCTCGCACCACATCGAGCTTGGTGAGAAGGCCGACCAGCTTCACCACTTGTGCGCCGCGTTCACCAACTTCGTCCAGCAGCTCGGCTTCGGCTACGTCACCGAGATCGTGGCGTTCAACGCCTTGGACGAACAAGTCTCATGAAGAAGCTCGGCATCGCGCTGGCTCTCTCCGCAACTCTGTTCCTCGCCGCGTGCGGGGAGCAGGACGCGAAGCGAGCCGTGGAAGCCTACGGTTTCGACAGCGTCACCATCGGCGGAACGCCTTGGTATGGCTGCGGCGAGAGCGACAGCTTCTTCTACAACCAGCGTTTCACCGCGCTGAACAACAAGGGCAAGGCCATCTCTGGCGTTGTCTGCGGCTCCGTCTTCAAGGGCTACACAGTCCGCGTCTTCTGAACCAAGGAAAGCAAATGATCTCCAAGCTCTTCATCACCGCAGCAGCTCTCGCTGGTGCGCTCGCTCTGGCTGGCTGTGACGGCGACGACGCTCGCGTTGCTTCGGAAAACCTGCGCCGCGCTGCGGACAACTTCGAAGTCCCACGCCGCATCGTCTTCTACAACGGCATCACAAGTGACTACGTCCTCGTTATCGAAGGCCTTTGCTCGCAGGAGCAGAGCGACAAGAAGCTGGCGGTCATCTGCAAGGTCGGACCCGACACCTTCAAGAAGCACTTCCTCGGTCTCAGCGACAACGTGACTTACTTCTCGGAACAGATGGACCCCGTGAAGGCAAGCACCGCGCACTACCGCGTGACCTTCAAGCCCTCGACGATCATCCCATCGATCGACATCCGCTAACCACCTTCCACCCAGCAGCGTTCTTACGCACCCTATCAAGGAAAGCTACACAATGAACAAGACCCTCGCGTTCTCCCTCTTCGCTCTCGCCGTGGCCACGCTCGCACTGGCCGCCAACGTCGCAACCTCGCGCGCCGACACCGTCTATGACGCCAAGTCGTCGCCCGCTGCCATCGCAGTGGACAAGCAGGTCAAGGCCGAGATCGCCACCCAGGTTTACCCGGTCGATCCGACCCCGGCCTACATGCTGACCAACTCGGTCTGCACGGGCGTCAACGCCTTCGGCTGCACCAGCGGCGGCGGCGCAGCAGGCGCAGCAGCGGGTAGCGGCGAGTAATCGCCCTACCACCCCTCCCAACATCAGCAGCGTCTCTACGCACCCTTCATAAAGGAAAGCTACCTATGCCGAGCCCGTCATTCAATCCGTTCGCCGCTCCGTTCACCCCTGCTCCCGCCAAGCGCCTCGAAGACTTCACAGTCGGCGAGACCGTCCGCCTCGTCTCTGCTCCCAGCATGAGTGCCAAGGTTGGCGCGACCGGCAAGATCGTCAGCAAGAACCATTCGTTCAAATGGCTGGAGATCAAGTGGGACCGCAACGATCTGCGTGGCGCGCAGTCCGATGGCATGTACGAACCCCACCTGTTCGAGACCCTTCCGGCTGGCGACTACATCCTGATCGTCAAGAACAGCAACGGCAAGTACGAGCCTGCGGCCTACCCGCGCGTCTACGCGACCGAAGCTCAGGCGATGGCCGTTGGCGACAGCATGGCTGAAAAGCATGGCGGCACGTTCGTCGTGTTCAAGGCCGTCGCTGCCGTGATCGCACCGCCGCCGGTTGTTCGCAAGAACACGGTTCAGAAGTTCTCCTGATCATGAAAGCACAGGCAATCTTCGATACCGTCGTGGCCCACCTCGGTAAGCAGGGTCGCCCTGCTATCAATACGGAAAACTCTTGTCTGTACCGCGGACCCGATGGCACCAAGTGTGCCGTTGGCTTCCTGCTGAAGGACAAGCAGTACAAGCCCGAGATGGAGGGTCGCGACGTTAACGGCCTCGTCAACAACTTCAAGGTGCCAGCTTTCTTCTCCAAGAACGAGGAACTGCTGCACCGGTTGCAGAGGGCACACGATGCGGACAACCACCACCTAGTGTCGGGTAAGTTCAGCAAGCCAAAGCTACGCAAGGCCCTGAAGCGTATCGCCGCTGACCACAAGCTGGACGACACCATCGTCGCGGAAGCGATCTAACTAAACATGGCACGCGCCTCTGCACCGCATATCTCGGCCTCGACGGCTGGGCGGGATGTACGCGCGTGTCCTCAGGCACCTGATGGGCGCAATCCAAGACGTTCGCGTTAGTTAACACGCGAATAGACGGACATGCAGAGCCATCAGCCAAACGTCAGGTAGGCGTGACAAGACGGGAGAGACCGTCCCAGTTTCAACAAGCCCAGCGCCTCTGCCACCCGCCCGTATTCAGGGAAGGTTAGCAAGGCACGCGCTGGCCTTCTTGGGTTGTAGCTCAGTCGGTAGAGCAGCGCACTGTTAATGCGCGTGTCGATGGTTCGAACCCATCCTTCCCAGCCAATCCCCTCAGGCGTGTAGCTCAACGGTAGAGCAGCGGTCTCCAAAACCGAAGACCGTGGTTCGACACCACGCTCGCCTGCCAATCCAGAAAGCCATCGAGTGCGCAAGTATCACACGGCCCTCGTGGCCCCATCCCTCACATCCGCAGGAACACCACAAGTGTCCAAGCTCTCAGCCCTCGCCGCTGCGCTGAACGAAATCCCGAAGCAGGTTGAAGCCGAAGCCGAGAAGGCTCTCGCGCGTCTCACCACTGCGAAGGACGCAGCATTCGGCGGCATCGACAAGATCAACACCGTTGCTGGCGAGATCGAACAGTCCGCTCGCGACATCGAGAACTTCACCAACCAGATCACCAATGGTGGACCCCCTTTAGCATCCTGACGGCGCTCGCGCTGATCCTTTCAACAACTACAATTGGAGAAGCAAATGTACGGTCTCACTATGCCGACACCGCCGTCACTCAACACGCAGGAAATGGCGGAAGCGTTTCAGTCAGCAGCTCGTCAAGAGTTCATCCGCGACTACGTCCTCTCGACCGTTCGTGGTCAGGGCGGACTGACGCGAACACAAGTGCGGATCATCCGCGATAACGCAAGCGACATGTACGACATCATGTACGCGCGGCCTCAGGAGGCTCGCTTCATCTGATGTCAGACAGTCACGTCGTCGGGCGCGAACCGTGCCCGGCCTGTGGCTCTCGCGACAACCTCACACGTTACAGCGACGGCCACGCCCACTGCTTCGGCATGGGCTGCAACTACAGAGAAAAGGGAGATGGCACCTCGTCGAAATCCAATAGCGATGTCTCTTCGTTCGCCGCACCTGGCACCGAAGAGAATACCAAACAAGAAGGCGTACTCACGCCCCAAGGCGAAATCTCAGCAATACCAGATCGCAAGATCAGAGAGGACACCTGTCAGCACTTCGGCTACCGCCTAACTGACAAGGGCAATCAGGTCGCGTACTTCTACGACACTCATCGACGCATCATCGCTGGCAAAGTCCGCATGAAGGCGCTCGATGATAACGGCAAGAAACGGTTCAAGTGGATCGGTGAGCCAAAGAAGACTGGTCTCTACGGCCAGTGGCTGTGGCCCACGAAGGGCAAGCTGATCGTCGTCACCGAAGGCGAGATCGACTGCCTCTCAGTCTCCCAGCTCCAAGGCAACAAATGGCCGGTCGTGTCCATCACGAACGGCGCACAGGGCGCAGCCAAGCAGATCAAAGAGAACCTTGAGTTCCTGTCTGGCTATGACGCCGTCGTCCTCATGTTCGACATGGACGAACCCGGCCAGCTCGCAGCGAACGAATGCGCAGAGCTGCTCCCACCCGGCAAAGCGAAGATCGCCTCCCTACCCCTCAAGGACGCCAACGAGTGTCTGATGCAGGGCAAGGGCGATGAAGTGATCCGCGCCATGTGGAACGCTCGCACGTATCGGCCTGACGGCATCCTGAACGGTGAAGACCTGTGGGAAGCCATCATCGAAGATAAGAGCGGAAGCCGCATCCTATACCCGTGGGAATGCCTCAACGAGAAGACCCACGGCGCTGGCGAATGCGAGCTGATCACGCTCACCGCAGGCAGCGGCATTGGCAAGTCGGCCATCGTCCGCGAGATCGCCATGCACTTCGTCAACCAAGGCGAAACAGTCGGCATGATCATGCTGGAAGAGGCAGTGCGGCATACCGCGCTAGCCATGATGGGCCTGCATCTGAATAAGCGTCTGCACATCTCCCGCGAGGGCGTGACGGACGAACAGATGAAGCAGGCCTTCGACGCAACAGTCGGCTCAGGCCGCGTCTATCTCTACGACCACTTCGGTTCAACGGAGATCGAGCGCCTTGTGAGCCGCGTGCGCCATCTGGCCAAGTCTCTCGACTGCAAACGCATCTTCCTCGACCACTTGTC